TTAATCTTCCACTTCGATTGCTTCTACAGGGCAAGATTCAGCAGCTTCTTTAGCTGAATCGACATCATCACCAATAACAGATGATAACCCCTCATCATTCATTTCAAAAACATCTGGTGCAACACCTACACAAGTTCCACACCCAATACAAGATTCATTTACTGTAATTTTAGCCATTGTAAATCCTCCTTTATGTGTTTACTATATAATAAATAACTATATTTTACAATATGTTTTTCCATACTAAAAAGTATTACTTATTCAATCAAATATTGAGTATTAAGTATATGAGTTGATAAAAAATGACAAATAACTATAATTGATATTGTACAATTATTGATCCCCACTATAATTCCAATAGTTGTATAATAGGGTATGGTCCTCCTTTCCCCTTAGCCATACCCAACCAAGAGCACAAAAAAGATATCTCCTCGGTAGAGCCTTGTGCTCTTTTATTTAAAAGTTTAATACATTTGCATATTTTGTATAATGTAGTAGAATAGATTGCGTACAAATATTATTTTTGTACAATAGAATATTGTTCCTCTCCCATTAACAATATTCGAAAGTATACAAAGAGTACAAGTTCACCTCTCCCGTTTTGGGCTTGTGCTCTTTTTATATAAAGTTTATTGAAAATAATTACTTATTATTATATACTTTTATTAAGCATAGTACGCATTCCAAAATTATGCTAAAAACACAGTGTTCATTCCCATGTCACTGTGTTTTTCTTTATACAAAAAAGCCTAGATCAATTAGACCTAGGCTTGAATTTTATATATTTATTGTTTACGTGTATATCGCGATACCCATTATTAATAATACTATGAGATAGCCCCATATACAAAAGGGTATACTCTATCCTTGTGTTTAAACAGTTCCCCTGAATATCTTAAGCATTTATTTTTAAGTATACCTTTTCCATAATCTTTACATTTTAGTTCCTTTTAATAACCAGTCCCATGTATTAGATCCTACTACACCATCTTGAACAAGACCACGATTTCTTTGAAACACGATATAGAAAAACAAAAGCGTATAATCAAACACACATCAAGCTACTAAAAAAATCTAGATCTAATGCTCTAGATTTTTTCAATAAATTCATTCATTACATATGCCTTTTTATCTTTGTATTTTATCTCTGTCCACTTCGGTCCTTGTTTAATTACTTCTAATTCATCACCTTTATAGACAATACCAATTACATTTCTTTCATTAACCCGATTTTCACTTCTAACATTTAATGCATCCGCTATTACTTTTACCATGCTATTTACCTTCCTTTATAATAAATTCATTTTTAAATTTAAATGTTCTATTACCAGTCATTATGATGCTATATGTTGGCATTTCTTCAATTACAGTAAAATATTCACCCCATAGATAGAACGGGAGTTTATCCCCGTCTATATCTACAGCTCCTCTAACTACTTTAACCTTAACCATTACTACTTTACACCTTTCTTAAGTATTTTCCAGACACCCAACCACTAGGAATTCTAGCCCATCCGTTCGACCATTCTTTAACAGTTACTCTTGTACCTTCGTTGATACATCCGTCTTTATCATAATCATGTTTTTTTGCATCTTCAGTTAATTCATTATATGTTTTTCTTCTAAAGTTTTCTCCCGGACCAGTACGAACACTTAAATCACTGGCGGTTACTTCATAAGTCCCTAAATTTTGTGCTACACTATCTTGAACTTTGCAATATTGTAGAGATACCCAGCCTTCGCCAGTAAATCCCCAACCATTTGATTCTTGTGTAATAGTCAATTCCGTACCGTTGGCATAAGCCTTAACCTTTGCACCGTTTGGAGCATTACGACAGTTTACACCGCTTGGCGTATCGACTTTAACTTTATAACTAACCCCACTAGGCTCTTGTGGAACCTGAACAGAATTATCATAATCAATATCACATAACCATAATATATGTGTGAATTTTCTGTTTGCTACTTTTGTTTTAACTGTACCATATGCACTTCCACGAGCTTCGATACATTCTCCATTTCCGATATAAATACCAATATGTCCTTGTTGCCATAAAGCACAACCAGCTACTGCACCGTTTATATTGCTGATAGGTTCAATGCGTGTAGCAGTTTCTTTATATTGACTAGATCCTCTTACTTTACCAGTGCACCAGCTAATAAGTCCGCTACAGTCAGTACACACTGTTCCGATTTTTCCTTTTTCCTTATTATATGTAAGATATTTTGGATAGCTGTTAGCTAACGATCTTAATTTAGAATCTGTTAATACAGCTCCCTTCATCCCGTATACATAGTTAGTACCTAATTTAGATTTTGCGAAATTTACTAATTCATTTGCTGTTTTTGACATAAATAAAAACCTCCTTATTTAAAAGTAGGCTCAAGGCTCATTACTTTTTTAATTCATCAATACGATGATGTGCTGATTTTAGGCTGTTTTCTACAACAGCCATACGTTCGACTACAGAATTATGTTTTTCGACCTCCTTAGTCAATTCATCAATTCTATAATTCATCAACGCATTTGATTTGTTATTACTACTCATTGTTGCTATTACTGATGGGATAGCAACGCATAAACCACTTATAATAGCGGTAACTACTACATCGCTCATACAATCACCTACTTAACTGGTTTGTCATATTGTTGTGCACGTTCGGAATCACTAACCCCTTGAGTTGTAGGATCAACAACAACTCCTAAAATAACAAGTAATGCAAATACGGCATTTACTACAGCTAATAACTTATTACCTAAATCGCCAAAATCTAGTGTATAGCCAAATACCGCCCCTACTACCTGAATAACTAACAATACTGCTGGAATAACACTCAGCCAAAATTGTTTGTTAGCAATTCTTACTTTCCAATTAATCTTCATAACAGTTTCCTCCTTAAATTTTATTAAGTACAGCTAATACATAGCCTTCCTTGATACCTTCGTCATTAATAATCTGTTTAATCTGCGTTAACTGTGATTTCGAAGTATAACTAACTTCTTCTTCGACAGTTTCGATTTCTCTAAATAAAATATAATCGTTCTGCTCGTAATCATTTTGTTTTATAATTTTGTAATTTGATTCCAAAAGTTCACTAAATTTACTTGCTGTAACATCTAATTCATGTGTTTTAATCATAATTCATACCTCATCTTCATTATTTATTGATATAAAATACTTTAATCTCAACATTAGTATTAAAAACACCCAACATTCCATATTTATCATTTACAATAAAAGTTGCTATGGAAACACTAAAATAATATCTGTTGTTCATAACAAATGGAGTAACACTGTATGTTATATCATTTGTAGGGTAACAGCATAATACAACGTATTTTGTTGCATCTATGGTTGTTGAGAAAGCTGCACCACTGCCCGTATTCCCAGAAACTATAATTTCTCTAACTTTAATTTTATCTTCTATAGATACATTATCATTTGTTACGATTGAATTTGCTTTAATAAACAACTTTCCAACTTTATCTTTTATAAATTCTATATTTTTACTTGTTCTTGCCATATAAGTTATGACTTTTAGAAATTTGTTCTTCTAATTCTTCGTGTACCATAATGTCAATACTACATCGTATCTAGTGTTTCCATTAGTGTTGATGTAAACATCTCCACCTGTAGTGACAAATAAGTCAGTGTTTACTATACCATTTACACCGCTTATTTTATCGTTAGCTCTCATTGAAAATTCATATCTTATATTTCTATCAAAATTAGCGATATTTTCTATTTTTTTAAAAGCATTAATAGTCCCTAAATTGTAAGATTTTTGATATATCTTTTTGCCATCTATCCAGTATTCGCCCGTAAACTGTTCCTCGGTTGAATATTGAAAGTACACATTCTTTTTTCTTAGTCTCAATCCAGTTATTAAATCAAACAATTGTATTGCCATTCGTAATATCTACATTTTGGTGTATCTAAAAGTAATATACGCATTTTTACACCCTGATTTTGGGACGTACCAGTAAAGTTGTTTATTGCTAGGTGTATACCAAGGTCCTCGACCATTGATCGTAAAGCCACTAGCATTTGGGTCACCAAAGTTACCATTAATTGGCCATCTATTACCAGTATCTGAAGCTCCTCCGGATTCAATGTAATAACTGTTGCCCATATCAAACCAAATTTGATCTATGTTTGCACTACTCAAGGAAATAGTAGCTGTTGAATTACCGCTACGTGCTCCAACTGACCAAGTTCTCTGATAAATCTTTTTACCATCTACCCAATAATCTCCAGTAAATTGCTCACTAGTACTGAATCTACGTAATATGTCTTGTCTGCGTATCCTTTGTCCATCATTGAACATTTTGAATAAATCTATACTCATAAACACACCAAGTGCGACCTTTCGCTAGTAGACCGCACCTCCATTTTTCTTAGGGTATAAGATACAATTAGAAGAATTTTTAAATAAATTTCTAAAAGTACCCCCCCCCCCCGAATTTTCGAGATTTAATTGATTTTATCAACACTTTTTTCATTCCTCCTATATTTCTAAATCAACAGTTTCAACCAGTTCAAAGACGGGCTGTTCTACATCGTCGATTAAAAATCTTCCATATACATTTAAATCATACCCAATTTGAAATTCTCCTTCTTTATTGCAATAGCGTCCCCAGCCGACACCGTTTTTGTGTGGCGGAGCATTGAATATAACTTTACCAATACCTATTTCATGTGTTACTGAAACTGTATTTCCTACATTGTCTGTTATTGATACTTCTACCTCGTGTGTTGAGCGTAGCGGATATGTCCCAAATACATATCCTTGTCCACTGTTAAACGCAGTTGATTTACTTGTATTGTTGATTTTTATACTTTTAGTTTTTATTGCATTCCCTGTTATAATACAATAAGTAAATGTAGGCTTAACATAAATGTAAGTACCCTTGATTATATCTTTAGTTCCCGAACTGTCGCATCTGTATGTTTCAAACGTTAATGTCGGCAATGTATAGGCAGTAACCGTGACTTTAACCGTTTTACTTGCTGTTCTTCCTCGACTGTCAGTAATCGTTGCAGTGAATGTTATATCACCGCTTTTATCAACCACACCGGTGGTATATGTATTTTTATCACCACTATAACTGTAATCTCCACCACTAATACTGTAAGTTTTAATAGTACTTCCATATACTCCTGATGCCCCGTTAATTGTTAATTTAATACTTGATTTTCCTTGCAGATAGAGTGACCCAAATGGATTTACTGCACTTGCTGTTACACTTGTAAAAGTCGGTACCACAGTGTTCTTTGCATTTGCATTAAAATTATATATTTTATCACCTACAATAGATCCACCGTTCCACGTCCTAACAAGAATACGCCCAGCACTCCCTGCTGAATTTGGGATTCTATTCAGCCATTCCAAAGGAGTTTGAAAAGTGTAGCTTGTTCCTACATTAGTCGCCACTTGTGTCCATGTTCCGGCCACAAAATCATGATATACAGAATGAGTAAATGAACTTGATTTTCTGCTTATATTAACAGTCAGATTATCACCAATATATCCGCTATAGCTAATACTTGCATCACTTGCTCTAGGAATAGTAGATAAAGTATGATTATAGCCCTGATCTGATGCTGTGAATTGGCTGTGATCTATTCGTGCGCTTACCCAGATTGTCTTTGACCCATCACCATCATGTGGAATCCAAACATCCCATGTACCTAAACGAATAGCTGAGGAAGTTATTTTTTGCGAGCTTGTGATTCCAGCTGTATATACCGTACCGTTGATTCCGCAATATACCGTACCGCTACCATAAGTAGTATAACCTGTATTAGTACGCCACGCATCAACCCATACACGGACTAATGAGCGGTTATTGTCTATATCGATTTGTAATTCTTGTGAATTCAAGGAATATACGATATATTTATTACTTGTTCCAAAAGTTGCCATTCACACACCTCCTAAGTTAATGTCAGACCATCAGTAGCATCATAATTCCAGCTGAATGTTCCGATATTTAATTTTGTCATTACAATGGCATATTCAATGTTAAGCTGTTGGTTTGACAGATATGCTATTCTGCTTCCATTTTGATAGAATCCTAATTCCGTATTAGATAATTTAACAGCAAAGGGACTATTGCTTGCACCTAGTTCTAATACACCATCCTGAAATCTAGCCCACTGTGAAATTTCTTCCTTCGTAGCCAGACCACTTATATTGTCGGTAATACTTTTAATACTGTTTGTAACCAGTGATATAGAACTAGAATTTTGAACAATCTGTGATGATAACTGCTCTATCAAAGTTGAATTGTCAGTAGTGGTAGTCTGTAGTTTTTCAACCAGTGTAGTCAGCGATTCTTTAAGCTGGTTGATCGCAGAAGTATATTCAGTGGTAATATTCTGCTTCATATCATTGATATCACCAGCAAAATCATTAGTCACTTCCCATGTAGTACCGTTCCAGTATTTTAGAAGATTATCAGTTGTATCAAACCATAACTTAGTTTTATCACTAGGTGCAGTAGCACTATGAACCGTACCATCGTCACCTTTGTCACCCTTATCACCTTTAATCAAACTCCATGTATAATCACTGGCTGAAGTTGATTCCGTAAGGGTTGTCTTGTTGTAAGCTAAACCTATGTATGTTTTACCCGATGGATCATCAGACATATTAGCACCACTGGCACTTGTTGCATACTTAACCCATGTATAGGTTGTTTTACCATCTGTACCCTTTGGTCCCTGAATACCAGTATCACCTTTCTCACCTTTGATTAAAGACCATGTATAATCTGAATAATTACTGCTTTCTGTTGCAGTGGTCTTATTATACGCTAAACCAATATATGCTTTTCCAGTTGGGCTGTCACTCATACCACTTGTAGGTGTATCCGCATATTTAAGCCATGTATAATACTGCTTCCCATCTGCTCCTTTAGGTCCCTGTACGCCCTGTGGTCCTTCTATTTTAACCCATGAGTATTTATTAAAAACTGTACTGTCAGCTTCAGAAAAATCCACATATGTTCCAATATATTTACCTGGTGTTTCTCCATTATTTGAGGTAAAAGTTTTTCCGTCATCACTGTACTTAATATGTAGATACGAAGTTTGTCCATCGCTTCCCTTCGGTCCCTGAATGCCTTGTTCTCCTTTGCTTCCAGTATCTCCTTTGATCTTGCTCCATTTATATGAAACATATGAGCTCGGAGCTGTATTTGATGTTGTTGAGCATGTACCAATATAAACAGCATTCTCAGCACTGTCAGTCATCGGGTTACCATTAGCATTTTGAGAGTATCTTATATGGAAATAAGAACTTACTCCATCCGCTCCAGCAACCCCCTTAATTCCCTGAGGTCCTTGTTCACCTTTGATTTTAGACCATGTGTAACTGTCAACATTTGTAGGATCATTAGAATTAAAGTCTACACACTGTCCAATATAATCACCTGCTGTCTCCCCACTGTTTGCAGTAAACGACTTCCCGCCATCATTAGAATATTTTATATGGAGATAAGAAGTCTTGCCATCTACACCATTAGTTCCCGGTATTCCTTGTGTCCCCTGAGCTCCCTGAATTCCCTGAAATCTCGCCCATGTATATTTTGTTGGATCTGTACTGTCGGTTTCAGTGTAATCAACATAAGTACCAATATAAACCGACGGAGTTTCCGTCATTTGACTAGAGCTTGTCGGACTGGCAACACTGCTGTATTTAATGTGAAAATACGAAGTCTTTCCACTAGAACCATCATTTCCTTTAGGTCCAGCCGGTCCTTGAATTCCCTGATTACCTTGTGGACCCTGAAGTCCCTGAAGCCCTTGTGGACCAGTATCGCCTTTATCTCCGGTAATGACGAATGGAATTGTTGTTGAGGTAGTATTATTACTAAATTTTGTCGTATCTTTGCGCCATAGATACTGCCCATTTGCTCTAACCGGTTGAGCAGTTATCCATCCGCTGTCAGGTGGTGTCGTACTGCTGGCATTAACTGCAAAGTAAGGTGTGATACTAATCACACTAACACCATCATCCCCAGTTGGACCTTGCGGTCCCACTGCTCCATCTTTTCCATCACTACCGTCAGCCCCATCCTTACCCAGTACATTTAAACTAAATGACGTAAACAGTTTAATACTTGTGTTTTTATACGATACATAACAGACATATGTAACCGCCGGATTAGCCTTGGTCATAATATTTTTACTTACATTCAATATTCCATTGCTAACATTCTCACCATTCGTAAGTCCAGTTTCTGAACTGTTGATTATCTTTTTAAAGACAATATCACAATTACTTAAATCCACATTTAATAATCCATCTAAAACTGCTGGAGTAATCGTAATATTGTTAATTTCCCAGTTAGGGCTATAAGTTCCGTCAGTATTTAAAATCTGTACTAACTGTGAACCGGTAACATCAAGAAAACTGTTGCCTAAATTAGCAATGTCATTATTATCAGTTATAGTTACACTTCCTGTATCTAATTCAATTCCGCTTATAGAAACTATACACTTAAAATTAGCACTTACATCAATATCATTGCCTGTCAATGTCACTGATTTGCCAGTTTTAAATTTTTCTTCATTTTTATACCATTGAAACTGTATATCAGTCTGGTCAGGTGTAATATCAGTAGTCCCGTTAACAACTTGACAAGACAGGACAATTGATTTATTTTGTTCATTTAAAACAGTTGCATCTGATATCATAAAAGCTCTATATAAAGAAGTATCAATATCCTCTATCTTAGTATTGATTTCTTCTATCTTAGTGTTAATTTCTTCATTAGTAATTGTAAGCTGCCCGACTTTTTCATTAAGCCCTTCTTGCTCTTTTGCGATGACATCCAGTTTAAGTGATTCCTGATCTTGCGTTATCTGCAGCTTTCGTATGCGTGTTGTATTGTTTATTCTCTTGATAACACGTTCTTCATTTTTGGTAGTTACGGTTCCATCTATATCAGATAATAGAAAATTTCCACCCTTAAATGTATTTGATAAATCAATTACCATAAAATTGAATTCATCATTATAATTAATCAATTTACCTGGTAATAAATTATCAATAGAAATCATCTTTACAGATTTTACTGAATAGAATGTTAAACCATCGAACTGTTCGTATAGAGAATCTACAATCAATTGTTCATCGAGATAAAGATTATTTGCATTAAGAAACATCGTATTTCCTGTTTCATTACCTGCTTCAAGTGGATTCAATCCATTCTCTGCATATATACGAGTCACTTTATAAACTTCATTCTTTTCATAATTTGTTAAGGTATCTGTGTTTGCAAATACATCCTTTGTAACTTTTACAAATTCAAGCGAATTAATTTCCTTTGCAAACACGTTAGCCCCGCAAAGTTCAGCTATCCAGCCTAGATAACTTCTTATAACAATTGTATTGTCATACCACGCAACTTCTTTATTCAATACATAATCAGGAATGTTAGTTCTGATTATAGAAAAACCAGTTAGACTTTCTATTTCATCCAACTGGTCTTTTATTTGTACTGGATATGTAAGTTTTGTATCATACGCAATATCTAGAGAATAGTTATTGTCATACAGTTTTAGGCTCAACGATTTAGTATACTTTTCGGGTTGATCATATATCTTAAAATATCTTTTATCTGAAGCATTAGTTTCTTGAATTTCCCAATACACTTCAGTATCAAGATTATCGAGAATTCCATCATAGTTATCAAACTTAAGATTCAGCTGGATTGTTGGAACATTACCAATAAGATAACCCTCCGCAAAAGAACTTGAAATCTTATAGTCAAGCAGTCGACTTGTCACATCTAAGTTTCCGTATTTAATTAGCATGACTACACCTCAATCAATGCAAAAGAAAAGGACTTAGCTTTAAGTCCCTCTTTCGTCCTAATGTAATTATAACTTTTGTTTCCCGCATACATTTTTCTAGTGGCACGGATTCCATGAGTTGGAATAAATAGTTCTGCGTCAAACTCAGCAGGAGTTACCGCATTGAGAATATTCATGATGTCGATTGTTGGTGTTATGTTCCATGTCAATGTGACTTTTAACATATTTGATCTAATTCTATTTCTTCTTAGAACACCTGTAGCCACTGGTCTAACACTTTCACCGTCCAAATCCTGAATTTCAACTTTAATATCAGAAGGTGTAGACAAAGCTACACCATTCACTTTAATCAATGCTTCATTTGCCATATACACCCTCCTCTTAATAATCAAACACTGGTTTACCAGTTTGTACCTCATATTCTTTAATATTATCAATTACCATCTTGGTCAGTACCTTCCCATTTTCCAAAACAAAATTAATGACATAAGTTGCTCCATTTCCACTATCCCCATCAAAAGATAATCTATCTGCTAATTTTTCAGCAATCAGATCAAGTCCCTGGGTATTACGTTTCAATGGAATTACAGCCTCAGTACCTGCCTCACCAAAAATACCTAAAGTTGGTTTGTTTACCACTGTTCCTTCAGCTAGCAAAGGAATTTGTGGTACGCTTATCGTGCTAATCCAGTCAAAAGGTTTAAGTCCTAAAATACTTACTTTTTTTATTGATTTTAATGAACTGTTTATACCATCGAATGGAATTTTAATTACTTTATTGATTCCTTTAATAATTGCATTTACAACAGCCTTTAAGCCATTTAGAATACCGTCTTTGATACCATCAAATACAGCACCTCCTGTACTAAATACATTTTTAACTGCTGTCCATGCATCGCTGAATTTGCCCTTGAACCAGTCCACAATATTTCCAAATGCATCAGTAATATTGTTCCATACGCCTTTAAAAAACTCCCCAGTTCTGCTGAAAGCACCGCATATATTGTCCCATGCATGATCGAATATAGTTCCAAACCATTCCGCAACATCAGAAAATGCAGTTTTAACATTTTCCCACTGCTGCCCAAACCATTCACCTAAAGGCGCAAATGTTTCACAGATACTATTCCATGCATTGCTAAATATCTTACAAACCTTCTCCCATGTATCACTCATATTTAGTGTAAAGATTCCAACAAAGAAATCAGCTACCACTTGAAATGCACCAAGAATAATATCGGCAACGGTTTTAATAACAGAGCCAGCAATTTCAAATATCGCAATAAACGCTGTCTTTATAAATTCGACAATAGGTTTTAGCATTGTATTCCATAACTTTGATAAAGTTTCAATAACAGTATTAATAGCCGGCATCCATCCCTGAAGAATATCGCACACAGCTTGTATTGCTATTCCTAAAACACTGACAAGAAAATCCGCAATCGGGGCAAGAATGTTAGTCCAAAATGCTAAAGCAATGCTTGCTATAGCTTCTACTACTGTTAAAAATACATCTGTTAATAAATTCCCCAATGGGAGCAGCACTGTATTAAAAAGCATTACCAGCGTATCAAAAATTGGTAAAAGGCAGCTTGTATAAAAATTCTGAAGTATTCCTAATAAAGCACCTACCGCATCATTCACAAGATTTCTAAAAGACTCACTAGTCTGATATAAATAAACAAGTGCTGCGGTTACAGCTGTAATAACACCTACAATTGCAAGCATTGGAGTATTTAATCCGGTAAGCATAACACTCAATGTTTCAATTACCCCAACATCCTTGAATAAAGCAAATAATGCACCTATATTAGTAAATAAATTTTTTATTGGGCCCGTTAATGCGGCCCAATTTTTGATCACCTCAAAAGCAACAAAGCCCGCTAAAACTCCAGATAACAGACTTGTAATGACAGGAGCATTGGTCTTGAGAAACTCTTTAAGCCTATTGACATAGACCATCACCTTATCAACAGTAGCCTTAATACCGCTCGTATCCGGCTCCTCAAACGCACTGCCCCAGTCGATTGGATCAATGGCATATCCGCCACCTCCGGTACCAGCGCCAGAGCCACCACTACCAGAACTAGAATCACTCGCACTGATTGTATTTAATTCATCAAACCCGGCCAATGAACCTAACGCCTTAGCCGTTTTCTTGGCTTGACCTTCTGTACCCTTTAATGCATTATTTAGTCCACCTGTAGAAGCTGTTGCTGTTTTTGCAGCGTTACTAGCAGAAGTAAAACCATTCGATGCCTGCTGTCCTGCCGACTTCTTGCCAAATAACCTACCAAAAACTGCACTTACAACATTCGCAAATGTAATCAGTTTTCCAATAATCATATTCAAAAACTGTACTACAGGCGTTAATGCGGCAATCAAGCCGTTTCCGATAATCCCCAAAAGCTGTTTAAATCGTTCCTGAAGGATACGAATTTGATTAGCCCAGCTGCTGCTTGTTCTTGCGAAATCGCCTTGAACAAAGGCTAATCTATCCAAAACAAAGTTATATCTTAAAGTTGTTTGCTCTGCCTGATTCATATCACTTATATTTTTATTAATACCTTGTGACAATGCATAAGCCTGGAGATTTGTTTGAGTCATTACAACACCTAGCTCTTTTAAAGTTTCTGTCTCACCTGTAAAAACAGATTTTAAACGCACATCAGCAAGATCTTGAGATATGTTATAAAATGATGCGACATCACCTGTTAAACCTGCCAAAGTGACCGCCATATCACTGGCTGCGTTTTCATTTATACCGGCACTTTTAGCCATAGTCATGTAAGTGCCCGATGTTTTCTTGGCGCTTAACTCGCTCATCCCAAATGCTTCAAGTGCTGATTTAGAAAACTTTTCAGCTTTCCACGCCATGGAGCCAAACGCTACATCTACAACGTTCTGCACTTCAGTAAGATCACTTGCAACCTGTAAAGCCTCTTTACCAAGTTTTAACAGTCCAGTTCCAACCGCTAATCCTACAAGTGCTGATTTTATACCTGATATAGCTGATTTGATTTTAGATGTCTGCGCAGTAACATTCTGGGTAGCTGACTTCATTTGAGTTTGAACTTTTGCAAGTTCATCTCTAAACTGCTTTGTTTCAGCGTTGATTATTACTTTTAATTCTTCTACTGTCCTTAGTCATCAGCCCCAATCTGTTTATTATGGTTATAAGCGAACCTTTTTCTTTTTTCTTTAAATTCCTCTAATTCGTTTATTTCTTTTTGCTCCTCTGCTTTTTTCTTTTCTTCCTTAAATAAGTCAGGATAGTAATCCCATATTTGCTTAATTTCAACATTGTCTTCTTTTTGAGAAAATAATAATCCAATTCCTCTGATGATTTGGTCAGCCAGAATAGAGTTATCTATAGCCCGTTGTTTTTGTTTCATTATCTCTTTTCGATTAAAAGAATCAATAATATCCTTGATTTCATCTAAACTTAGTTCCCAAAAATAAAAAGGATCTATCCCGCAGTCAACTGCATTTGGGTAAATCCCATTTATTAAGTCTGATATATTAGTTACAGTTGTTCTTTGGCTTCGTCCAATTTCTCGCTCATCATTTCTGCCATTGAACCAGAGAAAAAACCCGACGCTTGATAAATCGGGAAAAACACATCTGTCATGAATGCAGTTTGTGATCCTCCCTCATCCACATATTTTTCAAACATTTCTTCTACATCCTTATATTTGATACCGTGGTGAAATTTTTGCATAGCACCATGTGTAATTGTAAGCATAATCTTTAACGCTGGAACACCATTATCCAGGACGTTAACAAGATTAGTCTTAAACTGTTCTTCAAGTTTAGTAATTACACTTGTTGTGAGTTTTAATTTATACTCAACTCCATCGACTTCCCACGTAGCCCATGGGATTCTTTTATTTTCTTCCATAGCTGCCTCCTTATGCAATTTCTGGGTCAGTGATTGTCAATTTACTTTGAAGTGCAATGTTTAAGTTAAACTCAATAACACCATTAACTCCACCGCCAGTTCTTTTAACAGAAACCTGACCATCAAATTCAGTTGTAGTTCCATCCTTTAATGTTTCTTTAAAAGTAGCGATCTCCCCACTCTCCTCCAAAGCTCTCATCAAACGATATGGACTGTCTGTTGATGTATTTTCATATTTAAATTTATAGGTGATATCACCTGCATCACCGATACCCATTTCATACTGTTTAACGGTATCATCAAGATCTGTATTCTCTACTTTTTCAGGATCAACACCCATTTCAGGAATTTCTTTTAATCCTTTTAATTTTGTATAAGTACTTTCAGTAGCAGATTTTTTCTTATACTCTAAAGTTGCTCCATTTGCTAACATATAAATACCTCTCTTTCATTAATTTTTATGATACGTAAAAATTTTATTTGTATCTACAATCGCTTCATATCTCATAAGTTTATGCTTCATGCCCGAAGGCTCGCCAATATCTGAACATGAAATACGTTTAAAACCAAATTCAGCAATAACCTTATCAATATCAACTGCAGTCGATGAAGTACTCTTATTGCTCCAGATATCAATCCTAATGCGAATTAGTGATGAAGCTTCACCTTCATCGGTAACTTCATAAACACAGTTCTCTTCCTCGCAGTAGCTGACTGCTGGAAAATTTGTGAAATCCTGAGGATACGTATCGCTCAGATTATCAACAACTTTTTCAAGCTGCTCAACTATCTTATCTTTAATATTGATCATTTTTTCATCACCTTGACTATTTCCTTTCCAATATATCTATTCATCTCTTTAGTAATATCTTTTTTCTGATCATGCAGCGCTGGATAGAGATACGGCCGTGCCGGCATACCATTAGTACGGTATCCGATAACTTCACCACCGCTTTCTACAACACCCAAGCCATAATACTCAGCATCATCAACACTCATAGCATCAGCAGGTATCATCCATCCAGTTTGTGAATATTTAGGATTAACATTTGGAGAAATACCCGCATGGTTTTCCTGACCATTGGGACCTGTTCCAAGCTCATAGTAAATGCCATAATCAAGATTAGTGTAAATAGTACTGCTTGCTCCACTAGGCCTCTGTTCTGTTCTTTCCTTGATTGACCTACCTAAATTACCGCTCTTAGAATTAACCAAAAGACGTGCCTGCTTTTGTACAAGTAGACCACCTCGCTTTACTGATTTCTTTAAGATTTCACCCTGAACTTCATTAGACATTAAATTAAGCTTTTTTATGAGTTTATCCGCATTTTGAAATGTCATCTTAATTTTTCCAACTCAATGAATTTAAATTTGGGATAGCTCTTAATTGAAACCACCTTATATTCCGGCTCATCAATATTTATACATATGGCATCATTTTCACTTATATTTAAATCACCATAATAATTCATGTTAAGCATATAGGCTAGTCTTAGCCCATAAAGTTCCGCTTGTACTTTTCCACCAGCTGGCCAGATTACCGCTTCACCTCCAACAGGATCAAGATATTCTAAAGCTGTATTACGTTCAGTATCTTTTTTTACGATATATTTTCTAAGTTTGAATTTCTTCATCTTTCTTCTTAGCATTTAATCGCCTCCTAGCAACAGCACTAAGTCTATATTTATCGATACCCGAAAGTATCTCATCTTCACTGCGATAGCTGCGGTTTACTCCGCCCTCGCTATGACTTGACTCCCCGGATTCACCATCTCGTTCATATCTCGCAACTGCAAGATCAAACTTGAAATGTTCAAGTTCTTTCACCAATGACGGGCGATTAGTTTTTTCAAGAACAGTTTCCTCAGCTTTATCAAGAAAAAGAGAAACCGATATATCGTCAGTTTCTCCTGTTACTTTCTTAAACTCTTCTTCGATAGTCATTACTGATTACCTTGAGCATCCTTAATGATTTTACGAAGTTCATCACAATTCAGCCCGTCACTATCCAAACCAAGTTCTTCAGCAGTTTTCTTTAAATCCTCCAGCTTCATTTTATATAAAGGAACTTTTTTGTCCGTATCTTGATTAGACTGTTCTGATACATCAATTCTTTTGTAGCCAAGCTTTGCAAACCTAGAAAATTCTTTTTCATCGATAATGAGTTCTACATTTTCTTTTAAAACACGCATATCGACACCCCCCTATTCAGTTGGTTTTGCATCTTTGATATTTACAAAAATTGAATCTTCTTTATTCTCTAAAGTCCATAATTCATGGAATCTACGATAGTCCATTGCCCATGCATTTGCTTTTTGATTTGTCAATGGATCGAAGATTCTCATTACATCCTGTTTAGAAATAGCGATTGGTGTTGCTCTTGGAACAATAATAAAGTTTGCCTCCAACGCTTTAGTTCCTTTCACATATCCGCCTTGTTCTTGACCTGTTGTTTTACCATCATAGATTGTAATTGAAGAATACATTCTGTTTTGTGGTGTTTCAATGATTGGTACATGATCAACTGCAGGAACAATTGTATCAATACCACCTTGAGAGAATGTAACAGAAGTAAGTTTCCCCGCCATTTCTAACTCTAACTGCAGTTTTGCTGCTGCTGTCATATGAATTACTAAATCTCCGTTATACCCATTATCTCTAATCTTAGAAATTCCTGTCTTTACCTTCTCTAACATTGTTGTTTTCTCTGGTGTATACCCGTATTCAACCATAGTTCCTTTAGTAATTGCAGTTGTAATCAATTTTGATAAACGATATGCATCGATTTCCGGTACTACCCACATTCTTTGGAATTCACCCATTACTGTAGATGCTGTTGCTACAAAGTTTGTTTCATCAACATCCATAGGATCCAATTGAAACTTACGCCCACGATCTTGAGTCATTGTTCTTGTTTCATAAGACAAGTTAATTGCACCCTGTTGATAACCGTTATCACGATCATAGGCTCCTAACCCCTGTAATGCAATTTTAGGAATCTTTACCTCAGCACCTCCGCTGTATCTTACCTGACCGGCATTTGCTTCCATCCATCCTGTCAATGCTTCCTGTTGTGCTACTAAATCTAATGTCTGTTGAAATAAAGTAGCTGTTGCTAATGCGTTAATTGGCATAAATTAATCATCCTTTCTATTTGCCCATCATATTTTTATAAATAAGTTCAGCATCTGTTGTTTTATCATCAGTTGCTTTTTTAATCGGCTTACCGCCTTTGATACGGTCCTCTACTGCTTTTTCTACTGCTGATTGAAATGCTTTTTCTACTGTTTCAATCGATTTGTTGCAGCTCTCAGCATCAGTAAAATTTAAAATTTCGGCCAACGTAATAGGAAGCCCTTTATCCGCCAACTGTTCTTTAGCTTGGGCAATCAATTCTCTACGAGTAATTGCTGTTTCTCTGTTTTCTAAATCCTTTATTCTTTTCTGTTCCTGATAAGCCTTTTTTTCCTTTTCATTCATGCTTGCTAATTTTTCAGCCTCTGTTTGCTGATCAGCAAGTTGTTTTTCCCAGGATTTACGTTCTTTAGCCACTCTGCCTTTAATTATTTTATCTACTTCTTCCTGAGTGAATGTTCTAGGATTTTCTTGATGTTCACCATCATCGCCATCTTCGTTTCCAGAGTCTTCACTGTCGCTATCACTGGCGCCTTCATCAGCAAACAATTGAATATTTAATGGATACGCTAATGGCCACTTTCTAAATAAATCTTTACTCATAAATTCCTCCATTTTAAGTCCGTATGACTATCCCACAGTTTTTTTTCATAAGTTTTTGGACATAATAAAAGGCAAGATTTCTCTCACCGTAATTAATTTGATTTTTCTTTCTGGACTTGTTTGATTTCAACTGCAACACCCGCATCGACTAACTCCTTAATGCGTTTAGGATCAGCAACTGTCATTAAGGCTCCTTCACGGTAAGAAAGACCAGTATTCTTATCAATCATATTCTTTACAACTTTTAGTTTTGCCATCTAACCACCTCCTTTTAGGTAAAATAAAAACACGCTACAAATCAATTAACGTGTTTTATAAATTTATAAATCAAATATACTGTGCATATAGCTATCCAAATTAATAATAGAATTAGTCTAATCTTGAAATATAACTCCATCTTGTCATTAGCTCTGTTATTTTCGTATAACTGTCGTCTTTAGCCATATAACTCAAGTTCCTTTCTCAATGCATCATTATAAATTTCAACAACTTCCCATCTTCCGCCTTCATATTCATGATCATAAGCTGCTTTAGGGCGAGACGTAGGATAAAGATAATCTTCTTCACTGTCATCAACAATGCGAAGCATTCCGCTATCAACACCAACACAATCGTAAACTTGATTGTTAGTTAAACCGTCAACACCAAATGACTTACCAATATATCTGAGCTTTCCATACAATTCCATTTTTATTTCTTTATCAAGTTCACACTGATAAACCATTATAGTTTTCATATTAATCTCTATCCTTTCTTAATTTCACTTTTGGTTCATATTGATGCTTATCATGTTCATACCAATGAACATCAAATATATATTTATCTGACGTAACTTTTGCAACTTTTTTAGACCAGTTATCAATGTTCCCGCCGTATTTTTCCGATAATCTTTTTGCTGCTCTAAGAGTTTTATCGTTACCTTTTCCCGCGATAATATGTGTATTCGTTAAAGCTGCACCTGTTGGGATAAATCCCTGCTCACCTTGCCATACATAATCAAGATGTTTATGCAGTATCCATCCGTTATTTGTCGCTTTGTATAATAATTTTAAGTCTTTCCAATCCTTACCATCATTATACTTCAAATCTTGAAATTTTGCGAACGTTTCTGGCAACTCTTTACCACCAATAACACTCTTATAACGCTTAAATTGTTCACGATCCTTTTTAGCATTTAAGACTTTCTTTCTGAAGGTTTCAACGTTATCTTTACCATGTTCTTTTTGCTGATTTCTTAACCACTCCTGGTAGTTTTGATTAGCACTAACAATTTTATCTTTACCTGTGACTGGATCCCTAACTCTACGCTTCATCTTAGCTTCAATTGCCTTATTAATAACCGGCTCAGTTGATGACCTGCAGTTTGGATGTAATGGTGGAACATTTACCCCCTGCACTGCTTTATCAAGCGGTATAGTTGAATGGTCATGTGTTTGACAGATTGGAGATGTCTTCATATCATGCACCGCACAAAAACGTACCATTTCAATATCAGCTTCTCGATACGCTTCCATATCTAAAGCATTACTAATAAAGTCACTCTCTGTACAAATAAGTCTTCTGGAATTATAAGCACCGACAGCAAACTTTTCAACGATCGTATCAGCCATCTGTTTTTCACTTTTACCAGTTAACACACCCATCAGCATTTCTTCTTTGACTGAGTCTGCTAAATTCTGGGTATTATCCCAGATACGCTCGCTATAGTTTTTACCACTCCATTTAGAATTAAGTAATTTATCGGTAACCTCTGGATCAATATTTTCAAAGCTAAAGGCTATACTGGTTCTTTCATGGAGATTATAGATTGAGTTAAAATAAGAATCATATGCTACATCAATATACGTGAGTGTATTGACTTCTTTTTCACGCTTGTAGACTTCTCTCATCATCACATCGAGATTCTTCTGTGAGTCCTGAAGCTTATTGATTCTATATCGATACGCTGGAGCTTCTAGTTCTTTAAGAAGTTCTTTTCTTTCCTCACCTTTAGCTCCTGCCTTTAATCTTTTAAGCATCTGATCATATGAAGTTGGATCAGTTAAACCATTTAACAGAGCCTTGGCTTCAGCTTCACTTAAACTATGCTTTTTCCTGTATTTATCAAAAACACCCTGGATCTGTTCATTAAAATAATAACAGGATTTTTGATAAAGCTTTGCCAGTTCCTGACTTGAGGCTTCTGCGATTTCCATAGCTCTTTGAATATGTTCAGCCTGTCTATTACGCCAGTAGTTACTCACTCCAATACCTCAATAAGAAACTTCATAAATTTGTTAAGCAGCTTTATTATTGGGAGCAGAATCTTTTTTAGCTGTTTATTTATTTTTGTTTTTATCTTCCCCATCAGCTTCTTCATCATCTTCACCCCCTGAGTTGTTAAACGGTACATTATCTGCTACACCAAACATTTTTTGCTGACGTTCCACTGCTTTGTCGTTCTCTTCATCAACTTTTTTAATTTCAGTTTGGGCATCTTCAACAAAATCAAGCTGATTCAACAATGTTTCCTGTGATACGAAACCTTTTAAATTAGTTATAATTTGAGACAGCTCCAACAAGTTCTTAGGCAGTCCTCTTGAAAAAGTTGGAATGATTGCAGTTGGATTAATCGAAATCGCTTTAAGATTAAGATAATTACAATACAATGTTATACGCTGTTTAAGTGCCTTTTTATAATAACGCTCTTTAGTTTTAGTTATCATCTCAAGACCAAGTAACTTATATTCCATTGCCACACCTGAACTGTTGCCAACAAAGTTTTCATCAGTAAGATTAGGAACATGGCTGAATGTATAAATATCTTCTTTAATAGCTTTTCTTAATACTTCCATTCCCGATTCATCAAAAGTTCTAGCAATGTATTCTGCTTTTGCATCAAGCGGTAACTCAAGTAAACCATTTTCTTTAAGTATCTTAACTACCTCACTGACTTCTTCTTCATCATCGCCCATCAAAGCCCCATAAACTACAAGAAGCGCTTCAACAAACTGTTCTTTGTCATTTACGCGGTCACTCATCAACGTGTTGTAAGCGTCAATTAAACTAATCTGTTGTTCAAAATCACCAACTCCATTTTTATTATTTAGAATCTGAATAATCGGGACATCACCTAAAAAATGTTCTTTTGGTTCTTCATCTACATAAACATTGTTTTCATAAGTTCCTTCAAGCAGCAGCTCATAGATATAATTTTCTGTTCCAACAGTAGCCTTGTATTTGTACTTTCCGGTAACAGCATCTTTAAAGCGATAGTAATAAACCCCAAAAAGAATATTTTCTTCAATAGTATCATCACATACTAGAAATGTATGTTCCGGTTCTAGATTTTTTGATACTGGTGTTGTCTCATTTTCTTTAACATAGACATACTCATACGCAACACCTGCAACACTCATATCAAGCGCATTGTCATGATCAACATCGTCAACATCAGCCAAATCAAATGCGTCTGTAAGTTTATCAATATTCATTTTCTTGTCACTTGTAGAAAATGATATAGCCGAGCTTAAAAAGTAACCCGTCGCAGTATCGCTTATATCCTTTGCGTGATTACATACAACTTTATTATTACTGGAACCCTTTATTTTTTTAGTTCGCCCTTGAACCTTATGTTTACCATCATAATAGCGCTGATTTTTTCTAATTTTAGATGCCACGCTAGAGTGCTTACGAATTAAATCCCTAATCATCGTTTTATTTAGATTTGTTTCATCATAATCATTAGCATCGATTGTAAAATTTTTCATCAGCTACCTCCTTGATTTGTATATTTAGAGCGGTTTTTACCTGCTCTTGCTTTATTTCTAATAACATCTGTTTCACATCCATAACGAGCTGCATCAATCGTATGATTATTCTTATCAGGAAATTCACCTTTTAAGTTTCCCTCCCTATCCTTTTCAATTTCATAGTCATTAAACTCTCTAGCAGCGTTAGGACATCGTGTGGGGTCTATAATTATCTGTTCTAGATCCTGAAGCCATTTAATCCCGTTTTCTACACTGTCAGGCCCTTTCTTTGCACCAACGATATTTAATCCCAACAACTTGAATTCGTTAATTGTACGAGGTTCAGCACTATCTGCTGTAACTAATTTGTTTAAAGGATTTAGTTTTTTTATTTTCTTTACTGCTTTCTTGTTTGAAAGACGTGTACCATAAACCTCACCAAAAATAAAAAGACGTCTTCTCGTCTTGTCATAATTCATTTTTAAATAAGCTAATGGATCACCGGCATAACCAAAATCAAGTCCGTTCTTCAAACGATCAAATACTGCAATCTCATCATCACTGATTTCTCTAATATCAAGATTAGTGAACACTTCACCGCCAGTGCCCGTAACTTCTCCAAGATAATCATGATTGTACTTTTCTTCATTAATAACCTTTAAATGCTCCGCTTCAATAAGAAACTGCTCGCCAAGCCACTCTCTCGGCGCCTGAAGATAAGTAGTATGACTTATGTAAGTATCTGGTCTTTTGATAAGGACTTGCTTATTACACCAGTTTCTTTGACTTTCAGGAGGATTAAACGAGTAGAATACACAATATTCAGGACCACCACGCAAAAGAGACTGATTAATATTCCTGATCTTATCGTAGGATTCAAACTCATCACATTCTTCATACCATACATATTTCACATATCCGACAAATACCTTTGTAGATTTAAGTTTCTTTGGGTTATCAGCACCCTTGAATAAAATAACCTGTCCTGTTGGCTTATATGTCATTTGTAGTTTGGATTCAGGTATTTCCCAATCCTCCTGAGCGTTAAGCATATAAATACCCCATTTGATCTGTTCATATACTGAACCTCTCAAAGTATCCTTTACCCTTCTAATAACAACTGCATTAGACATTAGGCCATTTTGTGCATCTCTCATAATGCCTAAAGGAATTTCAATTCCTATAAATGATGATTTAAGAGACCCTCGACCACCTTTTAACCAGTAATGGGTATATTCGCACTCCTTAATCAGTTTATGCACATCCCAAAACGCAGGACCAATTATTGACTTCAAACTAACTTTTTTAGCCATCTATATCATCAACTATCATCGTTTTGCCATTGGAAGTAACATCAACCTTTTCAGTCCACATTCCATAACGTCTCCCTAATAGTTCAGCAGCCCTTAGACTTTCCTTTTCATCAGGCGGTTTCTCAATAACCTCCTGCATGCCGTCACCGCACATGGCCAGTACACTCGAAGTTGATTCACCACGCATTACTGAAGTTAGATATTCCATGACTTCCTGTTGTTTAGCAACACGTTTACTGGCGATTTCATCCAGACGCTGCTGAATATAATCCCAGATTTCTTTTTTCTTCAAAAGTTTATTTGCTCTAACTGCAGCAGCATTATCGCTTTTGATATTAGGATAAGCAGCTTTATATGCTCTGGTGCCGTTTAGATCAATCAAATATTCATCTGCAAATATCTTTTGTTTTTCGGTCATAAACGACACCTCACTTTCTATAATCAAAAAAAGCGAACTATTGTCCGCTGATAATATTAAACTGGTTGCAGGAGGTGGAATTGCACCACCAACTCCAGGAAAGGACCCTGGTAAGCTGCTACTTGCTATATCCTGCTATATTTGGATAAAAGAAAAACCACAACTTGTGTGGTTTATTTAAATGGTTTAGATATGAATTCATCAGTTAAGTTTGTATAATCTATTTTTAAATCTTGACACATTAATTTAACAACCTTTATAAGTTTTTCATTCGTTACATTTTCTTTCAAATTTTCTAGTTGCCTTAAAATTTCACTGTTTTCATTAAAAACTATAAAAGCTTCATTTAAAAATCCTGCAAGCTGAGTTTTTCTATTCTCATCAATCGGTCTTGTTATAGCATTAATATTGCGCATAATAGACGCTAACAAATCTAGTTTGCGCTGTCTCCGTTCTTGTCTTTTATAATAAATAACTGTTATAAATGTAGCTACTATTCCAGATAGTAGTGAAGATATAATAGTGATATAAATTGATTCCATATACCCTTTTTCTCCTCCCATATTTTTTATAATTATCTTAATTATATCACATCATTCCAGATAAAGCGACACCACGAATTACACAAAATGATTCGGAGGCATTAAATGAATGACGTACCAGCACCAGGTGATCCGCTTTATCTGGAGACAAAAAAAGCTCTGGGAGAATGAGCTTTTTTCATATTTGTATAATCAAGGGGAAGTATAAGAAACACGAATCAACCAAAAAGAAATTATTGGAGTGGGGCTTTACCAAAAACTCCACATATACACTATATCACATATAAAATAGCAATAGGTGCTATTTACTGCCAATCTTTCTATAATTTAATCTGATTTATCCCTAAATTATGATAATTACGAATTTGAGAATAACTATAGTTCATTAATTCAGCTATTTCCTGATACGTCTTAAACTGCAGATATTTATAACCAATCACTGATCTTGCTTTTAGATCAGGAATTAAATTAATACAATCTTCGATTTCTTCCATTTCATTCATCAATCCCTGCTTCTCCGCTATATATTGACTGATTGTTTTATGACCGCCCAATGATGGACCGTAATTAATCGCCTTTATTCCCATCATCTGATTATCTATAAATGTAATCCTATCGCATTTATCACGATAGGATTTTAAATACTGTACCTTTTCGTTGTAGTCCATTCATTCTCCTCCTACAGCATTTCTTTAAGTTTAACTTCCAGCTTGCGTATATACAATACGACTGTGTCCTTAGCACTTTTGCATCCTTCAAGCGAATCAAGCTGCTGGTAACGATCCAACAGCTCCTTCATGAGTTCTTGTTTAGTCATTTCTAAATCCTCCTTATTTTGTAACAGTATCTGTTAGAAGATTAACTGCCTTTAATACACTCTCAAGTGTACTGCTGTACTCTTTTTCATTTTCACGATCAGCTCTTAACATCTTATTTTCACAGATTAAATCATCAAGACGTTTTTTTAACTCAATACATTCGTGCTCATAGTTATGAGCCGGTTTTCTGGATTCAGCTTCAGCAAGCTTATTGATCTCACTATACACTGCACCAACAGCTGCATCCCAGCCTTTACTGTACTCATCGGATGCATCAGTACCGCCAAGACTGGCAACTGCTTCCTGTATCTTCTCTAGTTCTACTTTCATTTATTTGGCTCCTTTCAGCGGACACCAGCGAGGAGTTCTATAACCAAGCTGATACCGAGCGCATTCTTTCACTAGTCTTGGACCCAGAATATTATCCGGATGATAACAGTAATACCCGCTTTTTTCTATTTTTGAATCTTTATAATCAAGGTGTTTACATTCATTACATTTCATTGTTCTTCCTCCTGTATTCCCTTTGATAGTGCTTTTGATACCAACGCTCACAGTCTCTGCAGTAGCTGTTGTATCGGCTTTATGATTTCATGAACCTAAAGTTATCAATTGTCTTATATTCACCGCACATCGAGCATTTTCGTTTTTCCATACACTGTCCTCCTATACGTACAATCTTAACTTTTATTAACGTGTACCATTCTTTTTGATAAACTCAATTACATCACTAACGTTCTTGAATGTTGTCTGCTTCTGCATATTAATTGAGCCAATAATTGTATTAGCGATTAAATAAGGATCATCCGTATTCTTCGCCCTAGCCACTCTACGAATCATGATCATATTGTCATTTAACCTAGTCGGCTTTACAGGTTTCAAACTGTTGGGCTCAAGTAATGGTTTAAGCTTCTCATGATAACTTTTAGTAACCATTGTTGTCTCGCCTTCACAATAATAAAGCCTGTTCAGGAATGATTTGCTAAGTCCGGTAATATCAATCGCCTCAGTAATATTCTGCGCCAGGGTCCCTTTATCAAGCTTTTTTAAAGCATCTTTAAAATCCTGAACTACAAGCTTTACCTTTGGCTCTTTTGTACGTCCCCCTCTGCCTTTTGATTTAGCTGGAACTTCCGGCATATCGATGTCAGCAATCTCTGCTTTTAACAGCGATGCAAATCCAACATATACCCCCAGCTCGTCCATATTTAATTCTATATTTAAATCATTTTTAGCCGCTAATGCTTCTATATCCTCAATAAATTTATTAGCTGTTTCTGTTTCTACTATGATTCTTCTCATTTCTTATTTCCTCCACGATTTAAATCACAACTACTTCCAACAGCATAAAACAGCTGGGTTTGTTCATACACCATTTTAAACTTCTTACATTTACTTCGAGTTCTGCTTATTGGTTCACCACTTACTTTGCAGAAATTATTTATATTTTTACGACATGATTTACATATTACTGCCATAACTAATTCCTCCCTAAATTTTTTCTAAATGTATCCATATACCAGGTATTTCAGCCCAAAACTTTTCGATAGTCTCACTGGCCACTCTTGCATCATTAACATAAAACCCTAACTTCTCCATGATGTCTTTTAAAGCTTTGTTTAAATTGTCAGTATCAGGTTTCGTATACTTATACTCACCGTCGTAATGTTTTCCACCGTTCAACGGAAAACACCACTTCACAACTAACCTTAACGCTCCGTCTAATGGTTTTTCAGGTCTATGAGGCAGTAGATTAACCATCAACTTATTTTTAGCCTTCACTAGATCAGGCGGATCATAGAATACCGGCTTACCATTAACAACTGTTACATCTTTTTCCTGAGCGGTAACAGTTGGTGGTATCATCGGCATAAAAAATTCAATTATTGCTTTCATTTAAACCCTTATCACCTCATACATAAAGTCACTGCCGATAAAACTGTTAACTTTTATTCTGAATTTTTCACTTATAACAAACATTCTAAAATATTCAGACTCAGGTGAAATATCAATCGAAAGTGGACAAATCGATTTTAGAATCCCATTACCATCCATCAGCGGCAGATGAATAACATCACTGTACTTAGTCAGCAATAATTCTTTTCCAGTCACACAGTTATATCCAATGACCTCAATACATGCAAAACCGCTATCATGCACTTCATCACTTTTTTTAAATCTCAATTCCGTGAAAAGATTTTGACTCTTATCATTCATCAGTTATCACTCCCTCTTTTTCTTTAGCATCATTTTTATCTATGCGACAGGTTGGTGCCACTTTACGTTGCGGTATGGGTGGTCGTCGTGCGTAAGCTGTCGCACGACTACCTATACCCGCGTAAGTGGGGTGGTCCGACAACACTTTTATATACGTAGTATATATATGGTCCGTCGCACCCCCGACCGACCATGGTTAATCGCACCTGTCGCACCCTTTTATTTTTCCTTTCTTCTAATATATTTTTTCTTATCTTCACCATAATAAGTTTCATAATTTTTACATAATTCTTGATTACTTTTTTGTCCACTTCCAAGCCATCCTAATAGAGTTCTTGATGTGGTATTTAATTTTTCAGCAAGTTCTTCAGCAGAAATTTCTCTATTTTCCAATTCAATATTTGAGAACTCTATTTCAAATGAATTGACTTTACTGATTTTATTTTTTTGAGCTTGCTCCTGTCTTTTTTCTTTTGCCTTTTGCCACTGCGGCTTTATATCATCAGGCTGAATGTCATTCAATACGCCACTTTTATCAACTTTATGAACAGGATAATCAAACCAAAGATTTACTGGACTAAATTTACTGAACTCTCTAAGTGTTCCTTCTATTCGCCATGCTGAAATCTTTTCAACTTCTTCACGAGCATGATTTAACATAGTGTCAAACACCCCGTATTTTCCTTTAGGTATACGTTTTTTACAATAGTCAACCATTTCCCTTTGACTTAGCATATCGTCCTGAGAAACATCCTCCTGCCATCCAGGATAATTCTTATCCAAATAACTAATACAAAACTGACATGCTGCATTATTCTTTAACTGCTTATATACATTTTCGCCAGGTTCCAATTCGATAAGGTCCATAAGTGCATCAGGATCACGAGCAAAAACTCCAGAGCCTGAAGCTCGGTCCATTGAACGTTTACCACCCTGCGAACCTTTTGAATGGTGATGGCAGTATACAACTGCAGTTCCCAACTCATTACATATCTTGTCAAACTGGTTACAGAAGTTGGCCATCTGATCAGCGCTGTTTTCATCACCTGTTATGACTTTATAAATTGGATCTATGATAATAGCTATGTAATCCTTTTTGGCCGCTCTCCTGATTAGTTTAGGAGCTAGTTTATCCATAGGAATGGATTTACCCCTAAGATTCCAAATATCGATATTAGAAAGATTATTAGGCGTTATATGCAGAGCATTGTAAACATCTTTAAAACGATGGAGACACGATGCTCTGTCCAATTCTAAATTTACATACATAATCTTTCCCTGAGCACAATTGAAATCAAACCACTTTGTACCTTCGGCTATTGCTATACACATTTCAATAAGGGCAAATGACTTACCAGCTTTTGATGGACCGGCAATAAGCATCTTATGTCCCTGCCTTAATACACCATCAATCAGTGGCGGTGCAAGATCAGGCATATTATCCCAAAATTCATTCAGTGATTCAGGATCAGGAAGATCATCATTTACTCCCTCTATCCATTCAAACCATTCATCCCATGAACTCTTGCCTATGTTGGTTCCTACAAGAAACTGTTTTTTACCATTTCTCACAACTCCCGGCATCCTTGACAGTCTTGAAGGATTACGATTTTGTGTATCTATCTCTAGACCGTTTTTCTTACAAATGTTATATAAATAGTCAACACGTTTTCTATATTCTCTATAATCGGCTGCTTCTATTTTTACTATCGCATGGAGTGATTTACCGCCAGAATGAACTAAACAGGCTACCGGCAATTCTAATTCTCTAATGATTGCATTTTGCTCATCAACACTCATAGAGTCGCTTTCAACTAGGGCATATCTATAATCTGTTACATTTTCATTTTTAACACCGTTTCCATCAACTGGATTGAAACGGATCCATGCACCGATTTCCGGATTATAATCCCCAATAACTTCACCTACGTCACCGTTACTTTTAGCAAGCAGTTCAATGAGTTTACCTGCAGTTCTGTCACAGCATCCTTTTGTTGGAAGATGTTTCTGCTTTTCTTCGTTAAACCATGACTTTGTTACATAAGCTACATTTTCAGTAGAATCAAATAATGTTTCCAGATAGGTAATAAGTTCAGCTGATGGGTCCCAACCCCGTGGTTCCCGAACCTCCTTGACCTCAAGCCAGTTCCTGTCTACTATTACCTTTTCATCTTTCGCATTTATAACATCATCCCAGTCAAGTTCATGACCGGCCCCGTCTTTTACTGGCGGTGTCCACCCCTGATCTTTTGCATATTGAACAATCGTACCTCCGGTAACCCCAGAGCCAGTGAATGTATCCCACTTTTTTAAGCACTCTTTATCATGGTAACGTTTGGAATCCCTCCGGCTCCATGAATCCCATTCACTGACTGAATAGCCTTCGTATTTTAAAGCCATACCTACACAACACCACTCCTGGTAATTCAAACGTGACGGATCTATGTAATTAAGTATTTCAATTAGATCAGTTGTATATTCCACCGGCTATTCTCCTTTGTATGTTTTTGGATCAATTCCTTTGGGTATCTTCCATCCGCTTGCTGCAATCCGGTTTATCAGACTGCTTGCAGCATCAAAACTCCATGTTCCCACGTGCTGAAAACCACGGCTTTCAAGAAATCTAATTTGTTTAGGTGTAGTTAATCCTTCCTGACGTCTCTTATCCAAACGGTCAAGTAACAAATTAGCTTTTCCTGCATTGTCAATTTCATCTGGAAAAATACCGAATTTTTCTAAAGCCTTTATCTGCTTATCACTTGCTGGTGCCATTTCCCAGCCAAATAATGGCTTATATCCTGATAAATCCTGATCCATTATGCTCATTTCAAACTGCAGCGGATCAACAAGTTTTCTTTTACGTTTTTTCATTTCACTCAGCAGTTTTGCTAACGATTCTTCACGCTGAGCAACTACATCATTTGAAGCCTGCTCTTCTGCATCTTCAATATCGATAGCTTCTAACACATCTTCAGGAAGACAGGCGTTCGCTTTATCTTCAAGATTCTTTGTCATTGTTTTAGCCACTTCTTCATCTTCACAGATAAGATTGGCCGGATGACATAATTCATGACGTTCAGTGTGCCATAAAAAATCAAGCAATAATAAATGGTCCTTGCCCTCGCACAGACGAGTTCCACGTCCGACCATTTGCGAATATAAACTTCGTACCTTTGTAGGACGTAGTACGATAATACAATCGACTGACGGGCAGTCCCATCCTTCAGTTAACAACATTGAATTACATAAAACGTTGTATTTATCATTTTCAAAATCTTTCAATATTTCACTGCGGTCTTTACTGTCACCATTTACCTCTGCAGCTCTGAAACCATTTTCATTGAGAATATCTCTAAATTTTTGAGAAGTCTTTACAAGAGGCAGGAAAACAACCGTTTTCCTATCCATACAGTATTTTTTCATTTCTTCAGTAATCTGATGAAGATACGGATCCAGCGCAGTACCTATATCGCTTACCTTGAAGTCACCAGCCTGAACTCCGACACCGGACAAATCCATCTTTAACGGTAACGTAAGCGCCTTTATAGGTGCTAAAAACCCCTCTTTAATTGCTTTAGGCAAAGTATACTGATATGCTAAACTTTCAAAATAACTACCAAGATTTCTCATATCCCCGCGATCCGGTGTAGCAGTTACACCTAAGACCTTGGCTGTATTAAAATATTCCAAAACTCTTTGATAACCATCACTTAAACAGTGATGCGCCTCATCTATAATAATTTTGTCAAAATAATTTCTGGGGAACTGTTCCATTCTTTTTGGTCTCTGCAATGTCTGCACTGAGCCAACAACTATTCGAAACCAGCTCCCAATACATGTTTCTGATGCTTTTTCCATTGCACACCCTAATCCTGTTGATTTCGCTATCTTATCTGACGCTTGTTCAAGCAATTCTCCACGATGTGCCATTATAAGAACTCTATCCCCGTCCTTAACACAGTCCTTTGCAACTTCAGCAAAGACAATAGTTTTTCCACAGCCGGTAGGCAAAACTAAGAGAGTCTTTTGAACTCCCTTGTTCCACTCATTGAATATTGAATCGTGTGCCTCCTGCTGATATGGCCTTAACTGCATTAGAACTGTCCAGGATTATATTGAGGTGCTTGATTAAATGACTGCTGCACTTCATCTTTTGGATAGAATTTCTTGATTTTGTTGTACATATTTCCGTTATACTCCTCAGGAACAACTTTGCATCTACCAGTTGCTCCTGGAACCATTTGCCAGTTCATTCTGAGCGGTTCATCTTTTTTCTTCTGTCCTATTCCTCTAAAAAATTCACTAAGCATTGTTTCCAGCTTAGAATGAAGCAATAGATTGTGTTGAATCTTTACATCTCTTCCACTTGCGGGATCAACAATTACAATTGTTAGATTTGCCTGATTACATGGTGGAATCTTTTTACCTCCTTCATATCTTCCCCGTTCAAATCTTTCTACTCTAAAATCATAATCACCAGCAGGAAGTGTAATATACTCCTGCTCCTGCTGAATTGTATCATCCCATCCTAGTTCTCTTTCCATACCGTTTTGTTGTTGATAATTATTATCCATTACTTATATCCTCCTAAAATTGTCTAATCTGCTCATCGATTATTTTAAATACCTGCGGCCATGCTGCGATAAGCACACCGTCAATAAAACTCGAATCATAATTTTCTATTGGTGTTTCATAAGGATAGTACCCTTTGCTTGCCACAGCTTTTTTTAATTCATCTTCAGTAACTAAGTCCTTATTCATTAGATCTATCAATGCTCTAGGTAAAGCAGAATTACTTTGAGGCATTACTTTTGCTTCAGCTGTTTTAATCACTGGTTCCAGTTCGCTTCCTAGCTGATCAATCTTTTTACTGATATTTTGATTTGATTCAACTTGTGGCTGAACCGCCTGAGATTGTACTGATTCCATTGATCGAGTATTTATTTCAGTATTTTGTACTATCCCATTAAAGATATGCGCGATGCCTGTATAATCTAAAGGCATTTCTTCAGGCAGTCCAAATCTGTTTTTTGCATCCCAGCAGGGATGGTGAGTAGTATACATAACACGCTGACCACCCTGTGCCTTGTGTTTCTTACCTTCTTTATCGGCTGCTACACTAAACGTTTTATAATTAGCAAATAAGACTATATCGGCCCATTCTTTTGTAAGCGGGGCTGTTTGTGCTGTTGTTTTTTTACCAAGTTTCAGCTCATAGCGATCATAAGCTCCCATTTCATTAGGCTGTTCAAATTTTCTAATTACTGCATGTGCAGTTAATAAAACATTGATATTAGCCACATCAATCACATCCTGGAGAAGATTTAAGAATCTACCCCATTCTTCTGCGACGTATGTATAGCCGTTTCCGTATCCAAATTCTTCAACCCCACTCTTGCCGTGTCTTGAACACACTGCTTCTACACATAGTCTTTCAGCCCAGTCAGCGGTATCAATCACAAGTGTCTTACATGGTTTTGTCTGAATGATCCACTGAACTTCCTGGATAATCATCTGCCAAGATGTCGGTTTAGGCAGTCTTTTAACATCAAGTTCTTTTGTAGATCCTTCGGTATCGATAAATAACGGATCAGGAAACTTTGAAGCAAAGGTTGATTTACCAATTCCCTCTGGACCATAGAAAACTACTTTCTTAGCACCGTTTATAACCCCATCTGTAATTACAAATCCATTCATTAAAACTCACCCTCTTTCCATTTAGGTGTCTCAGCTTGTTCTTTTATACCTCCATTTACTGACGATAGCACTGATGGATTTTCTTCAAGCATTTGCCCCTTTACGTATCCATCTTCAATTACAATCGAGCATTCATCACCAGTAGATACTCTTGTAGCAATTGCCTGCAGCCCTTCCTGTTCAAGCCACGCTCCAAATTCATTCATAGTCTCAATATCCATTTGTTCTAACTTATCAATCAATACAAATCCACAATCCGGATTTAATTTACGTACAATAGCAGTTGCAACTCTTAACTGGTCGCTCCCGCTCATTCCATCCCATTTCTTGCCGTTATATGTAAGTTCATTATCTTCAACACTTAGTCCAGGAAGTGGCAGATCAGCACCTTTTAACAGATCAATACGCTGTTTGCGAATCTCTTCAATCTTTACAGTCATTTCATTATACTGACTAGCGTAATTATTCGCGTCTTCTTCAGCCTTATCCTTATCTAAATTTGCTCTAACTTTACGATTTATTTCTTCAATTTCAGCAAGATTTTTTTCAAGTTCTTCAGTTGACTGATCAATAAGAGCTAGTGCATCCGTTTTAGCAATAGTTAGATCATTTGTCGCTTTGTTTAATTCAGTTTGCTTAGCTAGTAACTGTTTTTGTAGTGCAGCTACCTCTTCAGTTAAAATCGATACACTGTATTCAATTTGAGTTACTTTATCACGCTTGCGTTGATTCTCCCCGTTCTTTGCTAATATTGCCTGTTGCTGATTAATTAGCTCCTGAGGCGAAATTAAATCTTTAGGTGCTTCAGAATAAAATACCTGTTCTTTAGCATATTTTTTCTTTTGATCAGCAATTCGTCCAATAGCCAATCGATTATTATAGATTTCACTTTCTTCATAATTCAGCTTTGCAAGCTGTTCCCCGACACCAATTATTCTTAATAGAATATTAGCTTTCTCCTTATTTGAAGCTTCCATAAACTTTGGAAGATCCAAAGCCAGTTCTTCGATAAATCCATTCAGTATCTGCTGACCTGCCTTGTTTCCATTAGGGTCAGTAATCTTTAATGCGCTGTTCTTACCTTTACGCTCCACTACCAATCCATTGCTTAATGTAATATTCAGATTAGGTGGAACTGTGGATCCTTCTCTAGCAGCATTACTCGGCTTAAATTTATTGCCACCCAGTGCCCATGCAATACTGTCTAATACCGATGTCTTGCCCTGGTTGTTTCTTCCACCAATAACTGTCAAACCATTTTGATTTGGTTCAACTTTAACTGCTTTAATGCGTTTTACATTTTCCAATTCCAGCCTGTTAATTTTAATTGTCATTTCTGTTTCCTCCCTTAAAAGTAATGATTTTGATAATCTTATTCTTTTTGATGACATAAACTTTTACAGTCTCGTCATTTACATTCGTTTCTACACGACAGCGGATATTTAGATCCTCACGCTTCTGTTCGATTATTTCAAAATAAGCATCATTAAGATTCTTACTGAACATGTTATGGTTGAAGTTAGTTGACATCTTTGTTATCCTCCCCAAGCATCACTTTCAAAATATCCTGTATATCTTTAGATGAAGAACTTTTCTCCTTTGTAAACTTTTTTGTAGTATATTTTTTTTCGTAGAAATCTTTTGATTCAACAACTAATTCCACCGCTTCATGAAATGTAATATTCTCTAAATTCATCAGAGCCTCCAAAAGCTGTTGAACTGCTGTTATGATTCGATCTGAATCAATATTTTCACCTGTGCATTTGACTTCTTCTCTACAAAATTCAAACTGAATACTGCTATCTGGTTCTTTTTCTTTATCCAAACTTAATTTATGTACTTCAACTTCCAAACCTTCATCTTCCGCTTTCTTTACAATCCCTTCGATTAATTCCTTGATTTTATCTTCCATAACTTTCTCCTCTGTTATATCTTTCTATGATCTGGTCCCGATCAGCTGTTACTGTTTCGAGACTGGACTTTAAATTTCTAATTACTAATACCTGGTAAACACTTAGCACAATAAACAGAACTAAAAATATGCTAAGAAATTTAATAAATGTTTTATCTTTCATAAGAGCATCCCTATAACTCCCGTTAATAATTCCGCTGCTAGATAAATAGCTAATACAATTGTTAAGATACCGCGAGGTCTTAGATTATTGAGGTTCATGGTTGGTGCTCCTCTTAAAGTCCTCAGCCATCGCAATAGATGCCACAGTTTCAATGATTTCATCTAAAGTCATGCCTGAATCAAATAATTCTTTCACTAAAGCCTTAATCTTATCTTCCACTTTGACTTCCTCCTAAATATCTTCTATAATGAAGATGGTTTAATTTTGTTAGGTACTGTTGGCGCAGTGCCTTTTTTTGTACTTTTGTTGTACGCAATTATCAACGCATCAATCAGCTTTTCACTCGGCTCCCGATGCCACTTTGTCATGTAATCTTCAAATGCGCCTCGCGGAACATAAATGTATCGCTTTCCGCATTCTGTTATTTTATAACTACCTGGAAAGGATCCATTAACAACTGCACTAATCACAAAATCCTTACTCAGTCCCGTACGTTCTTTAATCTCTTCAAACGTAACGCCTAGAGCTTCAACCTTTTCCATCTTTCTCACCTCCTTTGATGTATCACCTTCACACGTGCTATAATTGATTTGTCGAATCCCAATATAGAAAGTGAGGTGAAATAATAATGAATTTTGAAAATATTTTAACTGTGCTACTATCTGCCACAATTCCCTCTATCATTACATATCTTGTTACTAAAAAGACCTGTGATTCAAAAATTATACAAATTAAAATTTCTAAAGATTCTGAGATTAATCAGCTAAAATTACAACATCAACATGAGATTGATAAACTAGAATCTGAACACAAGCACAACATTGAACAATTAGAGATTCAGCATCAATTAGAAAAGGATTCTAAATCAGATGATGCAACCTCTGATCTGGCTATGAGATTTTTTAACGGGGAATTGAATTTGGAAAATACCATCAATAATATTAGTAAGCTAGACGATCTCCAAAAAAAGATGGAGCATCTCTCTAAAAAACAATCAATGCCAAACTTTATCAAAAAACAAAAGCGCTAATGCAGTAGTCTTTATCCCGTCATTTATTACCTGTAATAAAATTGGATTTTCAATCATTAATGATTCATCACTTGAGATTTTAGAAAGCATCTGTAAATGTTCTTCTAAAATCTTTTTTATATCTTCCTTTTCCATAACTTCCTCCTTTTTTTCTTCTGCCCCTTTCGTGCTATAATTAGCTTGAAAGGAGGTAAAATATAATGACTAAATTAGTAAAACCCGGTACCGATAATGAACCAAAAGGAAAATATAAAGAAGTCGGTCCCCGTGGTGGTGAAGTACCTAAGCCTAGAGTTGTTTCAATAGATCCTGGCGATAGATTACCACCAACCCAAGAAAAAGGTAGAAAATGGAAAAAAATATAATCTACCATCCCTTAGCACTCTACTGCTTTGGGATTTTTATCTTCCTCTTAGAAAAACACCATACCAGTGAAAAAATATTAACTTGAATCCATGATTCAACATATAATTCACTGTTCTCTATATACTTCGTTATATAATGATGTATCATCCCTGCCACCCCTCCTAATCTGTTTTAATCGTCTACGGTTAAACCGTAATCCAATGGTAAAAAAATAAGCTGATTATACTTAATGTTATAAGTCTTTTCAATTTTGCGTAAGACTGGAATATCTGGATACGACTTACCACGTTCGTAATTACTTAAAGTATCAACGCTGATTCCAATGGCTTTGGCTGCATCTATTTGAGATAATCCACGCATTTCCCTAATCGTTTTTAGAGTGAATTTCACTCCTGTTGTCTTGTCCAACGCTACCACCTCCCTATTGACACATTTATTCTACTACGGTTAAACCGTATTGTCAACGGTTTTGCCGTAAACTTTTTATTTTATCTTGATTATATTACGTAAAAACCGTATAATATCAGTAAGAAGAGGTGATTAAATTGAGTGACTTAGGAAATAAAGAAATAATGGCAAAAAATATAAAAAGACTTATGGAACTAAATAACGTTACACAAACAGACATTTGTAACACGTTAAAGTTTAAACCCTCGACTTTTTCTGATTGGGTAAATGCAAAAACATATCCTCGAATAGATAAAATTGAAATGTTAGCAAATTATTTTGGAGTTGAAAAATCCGATTTAGTTGAAGATAGAAGTCGATTTAATTCTAATTACATCCCCGACCACTTCGAATCGGTAACTGATGCAATGGAATTTATTCTAAGAGTTCCTGTAGTAGCAAATAACTGTGGTTACGACCTCGATACTATGTCTGAAGAAGAAATAATTGAAATGGCTGAGGATCTATCCGAAATGCTACAAATCATGGCAAAGAAACACAGGAAAAAATAATGATGGAAGTTCATGAAGTAATTGAATATTACAATCAAAACGGATTGAACGAGACATTAGATTATTTTGACATAGACATAATACACAAAGAACTGAGAGGGAAAACGGTTGAATCAAGATTAGTAATAGACTTTTATGGGAAAGCAACTATCTTTATTCAGCCAGATTTAGATGAGAATTACGAACAGTTTTTAAAGGCTCACGAGCTTGGGCACTATTTGTTACATTATCAATGTGATATAAGCTTTAATTACCTCACAAGGGTATACAAAACTAAAATAGAAAAAGAAGCTAACAGTTTTGCCTGCAAGCTTCTAATGAGCGATATTGATATAAAACAAGAAGAAAATATAGATTTCATTGCTATGGAAAAGGGAATTCCATTAAAAGTATGGCATTCGGTGATGGAATTAATTGAGGGGAATATTTAATTATGGAAAAGAAAAAAATAACATGGTGGAAAATTGCACTAGGAATAGTTTTATTTCCGTTTGTAGTAATGTATTTTATGTTTAAATATCTTTATAAATTTTACAGATCCGATAAGTTTACAAGAAAACAAAAGGCTATATATACAGTTGCCGGATTTGCAGTAATTTGTATCATTGGTGCAGTAAGTGCAATGACAAGAGGACCAGTGCTCGAAAACGTGGTCATAAATGATCTAACGTTATATAAAGATGAAACAAAAGACTTAGAAATTAGTTTAACACCTAAAGATGCAGATATAAAAGCAATAACGTTTAATGATTTTGATTCTAATATTATTTCAATAGATGACAAAAAAATAAAAGGCTTAAAAGAAGGTCAAACCGAAGTAGTTTGCAAAATTACAGATAGTCATTCAAATGAAATAAAATCAAACAAATTTATTGTTACTGTTTCGCTTACTGATAAACAAATAGCTGAAGCAAATGCAAAGGCTGCTGATGAAGCTGCTAAAGCTGAGCAGAAATTACAAGAAAAAAGAAACACCATTTCTACTACAGAATCAATTACAATAAAGGATTATTGTAAAGATATAATCAACAGTTTATTAAAAGCACCATCAACTGCTGAATATCCAGGTACTTTTCTTAATCCTCTAAACGATTGGCAAATGGCTAAAACTAATAATTTAGTCACTGTTAAGTCATACGTAGATGCTCAAAATAGCTTTGGTGCAATGATGAGATCAGAGTTTATAATTCAAGTCCAAATGCAGGATGATGGATCAGGCAAAGCTACTTATGTACAATTTGATGGTAAAGTTATTTCTGGAAGTTATCAATAATTAGTTAAACACGCATCATGGTGTCGGAGGGAAAATTATTAATGAAATTTTTAAAAGAAAACTGGAAAATGCTCGTTATAGTACTTATAGTTGCTGTCCTATTCCCAATAATTATTTTAACACCCAGTGGATACGGAACTGTATCATATAATACTGGATTAACGATAGTTGGGTATGGGGGATCTATACTTGGTGGTTTTCTTACCTTATATGGTGTATGGTGGACAATAAAAGAACAAAAAAAGGATTTAATTGAACAACAAAAACAATTAGAGGGACAACGACATGATGACCTAATTTTACAGTATGCACCAATTGTCAATCTTCGTCTATGTGATAATATAGAGACTAATAATAAATTTTATGAAATAATTTTAGTTGATGCATCAAAAAAAGATGAATATTTAACTATTAACTTTCAATTATTTAACGCAAACACTTATGCTTGTATATTAGACTGTATATATTTTTCTGAAATAAAATGCATAGATGGTGATGGCATGGACATACAACAACAAAATGAAATTAAAATACCACTCTTAAATATGGGATATAATTTATCGTTATACAATCCTTATAATCTAAGAATTAAAATATACTATCCAAAAGATCTCAGTTTCTTTTCTAAAAATAGTAAATATTCTTTTGTATTTGGCGCACAGTATCACAATACCTTTGATATAGAGAATATCATGAACAACAGATTCCAAATAAATTTCAGTATAACAAAACATTGCTATTACATTAAAAGAATCGAAAAATTAAAAATTTCAGATATTGAAATCTCTATTTTAACAGAAGGGAGAGATGATTAGTAAATGAAAATAGAAAAAGGCATATATACATACAATAATTGGGACAACAACATTAGTACAATAGCGTATGAGATAAATTTAATAAATGAAATATATTTTCAACACTTTGACAGTTTTGATGTTTCCAAACTTACTGTATCTTTTGATACTACAAACAATAGTAGCGCACCAATTTGTTACAAACAAACAGATAGAATTGTTTTAAATGCCAATATTATTTATTGGTGTCAGGTTGCCTACCAATATTGTCATGAATTATGTCATTATTGCATATCTGGTTATACCTCTCAAAAGTTTAAATGGCTAGAAGAAAGCATTTGTGAACTTGCATCTGTTTATTTCATGGATATTTTAGCTGAGAGATGGGCTACCAATATAATCTTTCCTGAATATAGTACACACATAAAAAATTATGCACAAAATGTGCTTTCTAATGATCAATGTGCACAATTTAATTTAATTGATTTAACAAACAACTCTGAAATATTTAATATGATGGCAAAAAATCAATACTATAGGGAATACAACAGAACAGTAGCTAAAGCACTTTTAAATGTATTTAAAAAAGTTCCGACTTTATGGAATTCAGTTTCTAGAATCGGACTAGTAAATAACAATCAGTCATTAAGAGAATTTTTAAACGAATGGGGCAGTATTACAAATTCGCCAGATTTGGTTACTTCAATATTTAACTCCTTCATTAAAGATGAAATCTCCTCGCTTGATAATGTACAATAGCCCGGTTCACCATGCAATCCAGTAATTCCTATATCTAACATAACCTTACAATCTTTTAAGAGGACTGGAACTAATTTTTGCATTGATTCCTTGCTTAGTAATTCTCCAGCTAGTTTAATGAATAGATTTATTTTTTCACTTTTATTTAATTCTTCATTCATTTAGTTTCACCCTTTCGCGATAATAATTATATACTCTATTCATTTATACTATATTACAAATACTCTTAAAAGATTCGCAACCTTTTTAATTATAAGTTATACTTATATCTATCATAAGTATAACTTATATCTTAAATTAATTCAAAACAAAAAAACTCCACTGCTACCAACAGTGAAGTTTGAATGAAGTACTACCAATACTTCATAATTATAAAAGACTCAACCAAAAGTCCTTTTACGTGCTTAATTATATCATTTAAACACGTCTAAGGCAAATTATAGAAAGGACGTGTTTTCATTATGGCTAGAAAGCAGACTTTTAAGCGCAGGCCAAATAAAGCAGGAACAGTAATAAAACTATCAGGTAAACGTAGAAGACCCTGGTGCGCTAAAATAACTACTGGAAAAGATATTATTACCGGTAGGCAGATACAAACAGTTTTAGGAACTTTTGAGACCTGGGATGAGGCTGACGATGCTTTGACTTTATACAGGCTTGGTCAAAAGAATAAGATTACTGATACGGAAGCTGAAGCATTGGCACCTGATACATTTCAAAAACTTGTTGATCAGCGTGAAAAGAATATGCCTACCTTTAAAGAAATCTTTGATATTATATACCAGGAAGAATTGTGCACATTATCCAAAAGTGCTGCTCAAGGTTATAGATCGTGGATTAAACATTTTAATAGTATATACCACCACAAGATCAGTCAAATAAGTCTGGCCGATCTGCAGGAAATATTTGATCGTGATAAAGCTGGTTACGGTACAAAAGTACATATGAAAGTTTTAGTTAGCAAAATATTTGAATATGCAGTTATTCACAAATATATAAATCGTGACGATGATTACACTGAATATATAAAATGTGGCAAAGCAAAAGAAAGCACTAAACATTATGCTTTCTCAAATGACGAAATAAGAGCATTGATGAGCGACAACAGCGATACGGCTAAAATAATACTTATTTATATATTCACTGGTTTAAGAGCAAATGAACTGCTGAATATCCCGCGTAAAAATATTTGTTTAAACACAGAATTCCCCTATTTAGTATCTGGATCAAAAACTGATGCAGGTAAAAATCGAGTAATTCCCATTCATACTTTTATCGAACCTTTTGTTAAACAGCTGTTGATGAAGAAAAAGAAAAGAATAATTGACTGTACCTACTATCAGTTTTCATCTATGTTCTCCTCTTTTTTAACTGATCATAATATGAAGCATACAATACATGATACTAGGGATACATTTGCAACATTATGTCAGTCTAACAACGTTGATCTGTTTATAAGAAAACGTATTCTTGGTCACAAAATGAAAGATATAACCTTTGATACTTATACATCTACCGTAATTGAAACATTATATAAAGAAATCAACAAAATCAAGGTGCTTAAGCCTTGA